GTGTGGTCGTTATCGTCACCGTCACATCATCAAACGCTTTTGTGACTACCAAAGAATAACTCTTGGTGGCCTTACCCGATTCATACTCCAGCGACAATCCGTTACCCGATATTGAGTCCGAGCCTGATGCTTTCTGCGGTGAGAGGAACATACCTACCTGAATGACCGAGCCAGCACTTAACGAATAGAACGGAGTGTTCTTCATAAGCACGGACATTCCGTAGCCGTACCAGCCTTTGGTGATAAGGTCTTGCACAGAGAACTCGCACGAGAGGCAATACCACTTATTAGTGGTCGCGTAATACATCACCAGAGTAGGATAGTATTTCAGCTCCGCGGTGGTGAACAAGTCCTTCGGCCCCAGCACTCCCGTAGCAGGATTCGTCCACGTGAACACGCAACTGAACTCGTAATTGTTCGTGCTCGAGCCATTGGTGCGCATCTTCTCATCGAACACCCACTTGAACACGAAATCCGCATTGGCATTATAGCCAGCGAAATCACGCATACGGAATTTCTTCGCCGGACGGGTGTACGACCACGCATTACCATTGAATATCGCGCTGTAAGCGATGGAAGGTATGCTCACCCCGTATCTCACCTGCTCCCGTTCCGTATCTGTCAGAGGCCCATCCTTTTCGTCCTGCTTGACGGGCTTGTACTTGGCCATTATCTTTATACCGTTATGTTTACACAGCGCACTCAGCTTGGTCTCGGTGGTTCCGAGGGCAGTGCGGATGTCCGCGGTGCTCACTGGGGCTGTAATTATCCCCGTTGTCTTATCGTAACTCATTGCTGTCCTCCTTTCTTGATATATTCCAATTCCTCGCTCAACCGCTTGTTCTCTTCGGTGAGCCGCTGTAAACTCTTGGCCAATTCCATCATCTGCTCATGCACCGATTGTATGGCGCGAGCGTTGCTGATGCCCATCGCCACACCCAGTGCCCCGTAGTTCAGCCGCAGGAAGTCCTCGTCACCCGACACAAATTCAGGAGCGTATTCCTGCCAATACTGCGCACTCGTACCGATATGCTCGCGGCCATCATCCCTCTCGCCCTTCCACTTGAAGTTGAACAAAGGCGCGGCTGCGATGAATGGCAGAGGCAGGCTGCAATCATGCTGGACGTCCTTGTAGCGAATATCCGAACCTGCGGTCACTTCACCGCTGGTGGTGATATTGCCGCTGGCGGAGATAGTGGTGACACTCGATAATGCACCCGATACATCTTGAGTGCCATTGAAAGACTGACCCCAAAACGTGTGGGAGTTTGTTAGCTGACCCGCGGTTGTTGCCGAATCCGCTGTTCCCGCGCTCTTGGCTTTCCCATCGGAGGCCAGCGCACCTACCATAGCGGCAGTGACTTTCACCTCGCTACTGCCATCATACGACTTGGCACTATCCCCATCGAATTTCAAACTATACGGGTTCTTCAAAGATGTATACGTGGTGTCAGTCCAACCCACATGCACGTAGGCTTTATTGTTACTATCCAGCTTAACCGCATAGTCCTTGTTTGATTCCGAAAATCCTATCTTAATACCACCAAGTGTAGAAGCGGACGCGGTAGAAAGGGTGTACACCGTGTCAGTCCAAGGCACTTTTACAAAGGCCTTATTGCTACTGCTATCCAGCTCCACCGCATACTTCCTATCTGTGGCGGACGTGGTATACCCAATCTTGATACATCCCAGCGCACCGCTCGTGGCCGCGGTAGGTGTATACTCGTCAATGGTAAGGTTGATAACCCCCTTATCATTCGGAGTGACGACTTGACCATTGTTCACGCTAACGCCCACACCCATATTCGTCTCGATATTCTCCACCTTGGTAGACAGCGTATTCAGGCTGTTATGCAATTCAATGGCAAGCGCAGCACCCAGCGCATAAGTGGTGGAATCATAGTCCTGCGTCCACGATGTAAGCAGGTTGAAGGACACATTCCCGCCGCCATCATCATCCGAGTCACCGCCCCCGGCAATCACCTCGCCATGCGTGTAGAAGTTGATGGCCTGCTCGTTCCCGTCCTTATCCTTACCCACCACATACAGCGCGTTTCTCTCGCTATCCCATTTCAGATAGCCGTCACCAACCCTGATGCCGTCCACACCCTGAAAGCTGGTGTCACCGAAGGGCAGCTGCGGGTAGATGGTATCGTCCGTCACGTTGAAGGCGGCAAGCAACTTGCCCACCTGCGTGGGGCCTACGAAGAACGAGAGCGGGTCGGCATGGACGTTGCCACTTGCATCCCACCAAAGGTTGCCGTTGGCGCGGTAGCCCGTACCGTCCATCCTATCCAACGAGGCCGCGACACGCTTTCCTTCGGGCACGTTGAACGTACCCTTATCATAATCGTAGTAATCGAACTTGTCAATCATGTCACCCCCAGCCCAAAACGCGATGCCGTTGCCTATCTTGGTGGTGTCATAAGCACCCGACAAGCCAGCCCACGAGGTCTGCGTGGAGAAGTCCGTGTTGTCGTAACCCAAGCTTATCAATGTAGACAAGACCAAGCCTCCCGTGAAGGTGGTGCTCTCGGCCAAAGCCTTCTTGATATAGTCCAGCTTGGTGATGTCAACACCCAGCTCCGTAATCTTGTCGTTCAGGGCCACGGTGATAGCGTTCACAGCCGCATTGAGTTTGTTCTTGAACGTGCCGAACTTGTCGTTGAAATTGGTATACTTCTGCGACACATTCGAGCGGTCGTCGTCGTCCACCAAACCTTTCTCCACTACCTTGTTAATCTCATCCACAAGCTCATTCTTGGCCGTTGAGAAATTAGTGTACGCGGTCTCCAAGGCTTTCTTCTCTTCACTGCCAAGGAACTGGTTGCCCTTAATCTCTTCATACGAGTTTTGGGCATCCTGAAAGCTCGTCTCGATGGTTTTGAGATAGCCTATGATGGTCTGCGCCTCACTCCTATCCACGATGCCGTCAGCAAAGGCCGAATCGGTGAAGTTCTTCAATCCGCTGACGGTGGTATTGGTGGTAGACAGCGATGCGTTGATGGTCTTTACATTCTCGTCCAAGGCATCCTGCACCTCCTGCGCCTTCTCGTCCGATATGCCGTTCACGTAGTTCTCCAACGTCTTGTCGCCTACCGTGCTGGTGGCCTCTATCTTGGCCTTTACAGTCACCTTCCCGTCCTGAAACCTGACGTAGGTCTCATCGGTCTCATCCACGCTCCCGTCCTCATTGTACTTCGGCCTCGTACCCACATAGAACTTGCCGAACACCTTCAGGAAAGCCTGCTCGTCATCATCCACACCTATATCCACCATGTTCCTTTCGTTCAGGGAGAATGAGGTGATGCCCGAATAGAGGCAAATCTGCGGGGCGAAATCGTCCACGCTCGTCATTACGATAGCGTTCTGTCTTTCCTTGTTACCGTCTATGCGGTTGCCCAGCTGCGCGATAACATCGCCCTTGCAGGGGTCCACGCTCCCTGTGTCGCAGTCGGACATGGATAAGTCCACCCAATGATACCCAAGGTCGGCCAAAGTGACCACATTCGTGCTCTTGTTCACACAAAGCCGCCAATAGTAGTGGTTCGTGACCTGATTGTACTCACCGGGCTTGGTGATGTTGAAGTCCTTGGATATGATTTGGTCGCCCGCCTCGAATCGGTTCTCAACCTCCTGCCCGTCCTGCTCGGCAAGGAAGAAACACCGCCACACACCTTCGGGAATGGGTTCCAGCTCTTCCAACTGCTCGAGGATGATGTCTCCCCAGCCTTCCGTTTTCAGAAGACCCCTATCCTCCAAAAGCATCTTGGCAAGGATGGTCTCTTCCCCGTGCTTGACCGCGTAGCTCAACTTCGCGCTGCCGCCTGCGGTAAGTATCATCTTTCCGCCCAAGGAGGCTACGTTCACAACCTCCAGGCTCTCGAAGAAGGCCTTGTACCTGACGTAGAGGTTGTCGGTCTCAATGGTGGTCTTGTTGTTGGACGTATCGATGCCCCAATAGCCGCCTGACGTGCCGCTCTCGAACTGGCCTACCTCCAAGCCCTTGTTGAATACAATCTTTTCAGCGGCAGTATCTGCAACATCCTTCCTTAAATAACGTTGGTCGGTTATGGTTGTATCCGTACCGCTCATTAAAGTACTTTTGCTCGCCCCCGACTTTGTAATATCATTGGAGATAATGCTTTCAACACGGTCTGCCACATTCTTCACGAAACTCTCTCCAACTGATACCGTATCGGAAAGTTCTACGGCAATCTCAGGGAGTGGTTCGGATTCCTTACAGGTGTAAGTAAACGATGTCACATACAACTCCGCCGTCTTCCCGGCATATTCAACCTGTAACTTGGAGTACTCGTTAAGTTCAGCGAGCACATTCTTATGATGCTGGAAGAAAATGCGCGACAACTCGACGGAGAACGTATATTGTTCCTCGTTATTGTCAGCCATGAATCTAATAGCCTCTTCCATGCCGCGCCGCTCGGCCGCAAGAATATATGCGGTTGGCAGATTTATATTGATGATATTGAACGTATCGCCAATCTGCGGCTTGTAGTTGTTTGTGGCGTTCGGCATGATGACACCGAATGTATTCACATCCTTCTGTACCGCAATCCAAACGCTGTTCTGTGTGGTGTCCTGCTGAAATGACTGGAAGGAGTTCTCCTTCACCTTGTCTGCGTAGGTACCGTCCACAATGTCCCCGTCAGCTTCCTTAACCTGAACAGGGTTCTTGTAGTAGTACGTGCCGTCGCTACTTGTTTCCTCAATTCCTCCAACTTCAAACTTACATCCATTACAGTTACCGCTTGTAATCTGAAGCGTCATTTTATCGGTCTGAGAAGCGGCGTCAAAAAGACTGAATCCGTAATCCCCGTCGAAGATATGCAGCTTGATGTAGAAGTACGAGTGCTTGTAGTTGGCGGAATCCGTCTCGTCATCCGAATCAGCTACGAGCGAATCGTCGTCATCGTCATCATAAGCAATGTCTGCAATCTCACCGAACAACTGACCTTTTGAGTTGGTGATGCCGTCAATGGTTGGCATGATGTCCTCATCCTCGAAGATATGCTCGCACGGATGTTCTTTCACGAACTCGTTCACAAACTCGTAATACTTTCCGGTGTCAGGGTCAGTATATGTATCATTCTTTGCATTATAGAAACGCTCCGCGCCGGCCGTCTCGCGGTAGATTGGCGGCATCAGGTATTCTTGGAACGGCAAGCGTGATACAATGGTAAAGTGTACGGATTCACCTATCGGAAGAGTTCCGTACAGGCCGTATCCGGACAATGCGTCTTTCTCCGTCTCACCGGCTACATAACGAGTTTCGTAATGCTGCTCAAAGGTAGCGTCCACACTGTTCAGGGTGAAGTAAATGTCATCGTCATAGACGGTCTCCACGCCATCCTGCCCAGTCTCCACATATTTGTATGCCGGAGATACGGTATAAACGTACAGCATATATACGCCAGCGGCAAGTCGGCCTAAATACAGCTTGTTGTCGGAATTTAGCGTAGGTTTCGACACTACATCACCGTCGTAGTTGTAAAGCTCAAAGTAGTACTTATCCTTCCATGCCACATTGTAGTCTTGGAATATCAGCATATTGGCGTCCTGCTCGTCTCCACTAACCAGCCCTCTGAAATGAGCGCTTATTTTGTTGATGGTATAGTCGCAGTCCTCGCTGATGATAAGGCCGATGCGCAACAGCATTACACTGCCGGCGTGGCTGAACCAAACCTCTTCTCCGAGAGTGAGTTTAGTGTCGTCCTTAAAGTAACCTCCTACCCACAGACGGCTTTCGTCAATGCTGGCGTTACCGACAAGCACTTCCTTGGCGGTCACGTCGACTCCTTCCGTCAGTGAGTTGACGAGCGTCTTGGCGTTCAGGATGGATACCTTGTCGTTGGAAAGTTCGATATTTCCGTATTCCGAATCGTTTGGATAGTAATACGGTATATTGTCAGACGAGCCTTTGAAGGTTATTCTGTTGATTACCTTCGCGTCCGCGTTTGTCTTCGTTACACCGAGCAGCGCGTCGCCGCCCTTATATCTGAACACATGGCTGACAACCGCCGACTTCGAGCCGAAGATAACCTTTTTCCCGTAGAAGCGGAACAGCACCTCGCTCTCCGAGTAAGCCTCCTGAATAGCCTGCCAAATGGTATAGTCCTCGAACGACATCTCGAATGATTCGTCGTAGTCGAAGTCCGTATCATTATCCAACATGGCACAGAAACCATCGCCGGCCGGAGTGTTATCCGTGGTCAGGTCAGTCTTCTTGTTCAGGATGGAATCGCCGATACCGGCGTAGAGAAACGACGTATTCAGTCGGTCCACAAACTCCCTGATGTTACCGTAGAAGCTGAACGTGGTGGAGTTGGTGCAAGGCTTGTTTACGGTCAGCGACCAGTCCTTGACCACATCGTAGAAATACACGTCATTGAAAATCTCGATGGGAGAGCGGAAGGCGACTTCGTACTTGAAACGCCCGTCGTCGGTCGATATGCCGGATGTAGGGGCCTCGCGAAGGAAGAATTGAGAACCGAACAGTGTCACATATAAGGTCATGTCAGTCTTCCACTCGTCAAGAATGTCGTTGACCGAGTAGACGTTAGCCGTGATGTACGGGAACCCCATACGCGACGCGGAGTAAGTGTATTCCTCAATGCGCAAGCCGAGGAAGGACGGGTCTTTCTCGGTCCCGTCCACGTACTGCCTGATGTTCAAAATTTCTCTTTCCATGTTACAAAGTTACTATTTTATTCTGTAACGACAACATTTTCCTCGACTTTTTTTGCATTTTCCAATGCAAGTTCTTTCGCTTCCTCTTCTTTTTCCTTCTTAATACGCATCAACTCGTCCGGGTTGGAGAGCGTATTCTTCTCGACCGCGGTCTGAAGGGAGATGATTCCTGCCCCGTAAGCGGTGGATACCATTTGGTTGTGTCCTTCCTCCGACTTGGGCTTCCAAATGGAAAGTTCGCTGGTGATTCTGAGCATGGCGAAATCCGTGATGGCGTGCTCGAATCCCGCCTCATGGTTGCTGACGAACTCGATGGCAAGGCCTTCCTTGAACAGACGCATCATCTTGTTGCTGGCGTTCTGCCATTCGGTGACGCCGTGCTCAGCGGTGGCCATATCCAGTTCGGTGGTCAGCTCCACGGCAAGGCCGCTGACGTCGCCGCTAAGGTTGATGTCCTTCGGAAGGATAAACGTGGTTCCTGTAGCCTTCTGAATGGCGTGCTCGATGGAATCCAACACGTCAATCATGTGCTGCGGGTCGTCCGGATTCAGGAACTTGGCATCCGCGTTCGGGTCCATAGAGGTGTCGTTCAACACCACATTACCGGCGATACGCTTCGCCTTTTCAGAGAACTTTCCCTTTACGTACAGAACGCCCCAGCCGTGTTTCTTTTGGTTGACGAGGAAGGTGTTGTACATGACCTCGTAGGCCTCGATACCCAACTGGCCTTCGTTCCAAGCCACGTCTCCACGGTGTGTGATAAGCGGGTTTTCCGAGAACCCGTGAGGCGTTCTCTCCGTTACCGACCAAGTGCTGTGTAAACCTCCGCCGGGGATGACGGACACCGTATTCTGCAAGCGGGTGAAATACTCGTCGTCGTAGCAGTCGATGTATTCGATGCCGTCGGACTCGTAGTACAGGCACTCGAGAATATGCTTCCCGTTTTGGTTCTTGTGGGTAATGATGGTGTATCCGTCATCGAAGCAGATGTTACGCGCGTTCACACGCTTGTTCTCATCCATATAGAACAGCAGCGCGGCGTCGCCCCATGTCTTTTGGTTACGGACGAACTCCGACTTCTTCCCGTCCATGTTGCGCGATTTCCATTCCTCCTTGATACGGACGAACTGCTTCTTCTGCGTTTCCGTAGGGTCGGTATTCAGGAGCGAGTGCAGCATGGGGTTTACCGTCAGGTGGCGTGCCTGCTTTTCCATGATGATTTTTTGGAACGGAATGGCCACACGGTACTGTTCCATCTCGATGACACCGTGTTTCTTGTTCTTGATGGTCACGCACGGAATGTTCTCGTCGGTCAGGCACTTGTGGGAGTTCACGTCAAATTCCTCGCCGAACTGTTCCTGAGCGATGGCGATACGTTTCATCTTTGGCAAACGGGCCACTACATTGCCGGCCACATCGACCTCCAACTTCGTGCGGTTATACACGGCTCTCGTTCCTCTTGTGAACGGTTTTTTCAATAGCAGCAGCTCCGGCTGTGCTATCAGACTGTCTATCTGTTCTCTTTCGGTTATCATATATCTTGTCTTTTAGGTTTCTCAATCAGGTTGAACTTCTTCATGGCGTACTCCTTGTTCATTTGGAAGCACTCACGTTGTGTGTACTTGCAAATCATGTCATACGACGGCGGAAGGATGAGCACGTTGCGTTTGCTGTCCTCGGAGGCACCGAACTTGTCATTCAGCTTCACGCGCAGGTCAGCGATAATCTTCAGCCCTTTGTCAAGGTCGATGGAGCCTTCCTCGAGAGCTTTCTCGGTACGTTCGATAAGTTCCACCATAGCCGCCTTGTTTTCCTCGAAGGTGATGTCCTTGTCGCCCTCCGTGGTGTTTGACTGCGCACCGAGAGCCGCAAGGATGTCCTCGTCAGACGGGCCTGTCGGAACAGGCTCCGCGTTATAGCCAATCTCGTCAGCGGCGACGGATTCGAGGAACACGGCCAGCTCGGAAGCATCGTAATCCTCCACGTCCGACTCATCCTCCGGGGAACCGAAACAGACGGAATACGCCACGAACTCCGTACCCAGTGTATGTTTGAGTATGGCATACGCCACGTCGCGGATGCGGGCCTCGTAGCCCTTCTCCTTGGCGGCGTCCATCATTATCTTCAATAAGTCCTTTCCATTCTTCTTCATATATTCCAGTATTTAGAACCACGAACTGTCGTCATAAATGTCGAAGTCCGCTTCGTTGTCGTCATCCTCTTCCTGAGCCTTCGTGCCGAACCACAGTTCCTCGCCGTAGTCGGCCATCAGGCATGGATAGAAAAGCATCGCGCACGGGTCAAGAAGGTCCATTGAGCGCGACTTGCCCAGTTTGGCGTTCATCTCCTTCTTTGAGAACAGCCGCTTCTTCCCGTTCGGCGCCTCATAGAACTGTACCACATTACATTCCTCCACGAACTCGTCCAGTACGGTGATGTCCGTTTTCAGCTTGACGTGTTCGTAGGTCAGTTTGGCCACATCAGCGCTCATGGAGATACGCCCTTCGTTCACGGCCCTTACAAGACGCATGTAAAGCTCGTCCTTCAGGAGCTGGAAGTCACGGCGGTACTTTCCACGCGGAGCGTAGGTGGATATGACCGCCACGGCGTCAGGCATATAGTCGAGCATGTACGGCGCTCTGTTACCGTCGTATAGGATATGGCTGTCAGGCACATTGTGCTTGATGGCGAATCTCTTGATGTACTCGGCGTTTTCCTTCGGCGTCGTTTTCGAGCGGATGAATATGTCGTCGATGTGCAGTCCGTTGGTATGCAGCATCAGCAAGTTGTCGGTGCCGATGTCGGCAAGGTCGGCCACTATCCATCCCACCCCATTCTGCTGCGGGTCGTTGTCGGCCACCTTTCTTGCGTTGGCGGACTTGATGGGTGTGTCGAGATCTTCGTCGAGGTCGACGTTCCAACACGACATCAGGTTGGCAAGCCTTTGCTTCTCACCCATTGCGGCGGCGGAACCGAGGTATGTCGGGTCATTCTCAATCAACGCCTTGTTCTCGGCCAGTTTGCCGGTGTAGAACGTGGTGGACTTGATGAGGTCCTTGTATGAGAACGTGTTTCCCTGACTTTTCAGTGTCTCGTCAATCTGTATGCGGCACTGTGCGTACACCTCTTCCTTGGTGTCGCCGAACACCACATCGTCAATATCCTTGCCGTTCACGTAGAAGTACCTGACCACTCCTACCCTGTCGGGAATAGGATAGCCCTGTGCGTCCACATACCAGTCCACCCATTTACGGAGCCAGTGGTTGCGCTTCGGGTTGCAGGTCATGCGCATCTTGCCGGTCCACTTCGCCTGCGAGCGGTTACGTGACATCAGCAAGCGGATGGTTGACCACTCGAAACCGGTGGCCTCGTCGATGTAAATGCACGAGTACTGCCAGCCCTTGATACGCTCGAGAAGCTTCTCTTCGTTCTGCTCGCTCATGTGGGTGAAGTCCACGAACGCTCCGGATGGGAACGTCATGCGCGGACTCTCCGAAATCTTGAATGTGCAGATACCGGCGTAAAGCTTTTGGGCCTCGTCGGTACCACCGCCGGCGGCTTTCAGGTCGCCGATGTTACGGCGGAGGAAGGCCATACGGAAGTTCGGGTCCTCACAGTGCGCTCCGGCCAGCATAAGGGCGGCGAACGTGTTGTGCGTGGTGATATAGTCATCCGTTACGTACAGGTGGTCATCGCTGTCGAGCATGATGCACTGCGACTCTTCCTGACGCACGAGCTTGACGGATTCAATCTTGATATGCCCGTTATCTCTCGAATACGCCCTCGGGAATCTCGCTATATTGTCGAGATACTTCTTCATGTGCTTGTCGCTGGAGAAGATTGGCGTATCCGTATGGAAGCTGATTTTGTAGCACGGACCTTTTGTAGTGTACTTCTCGCAGCGGTTGTCGAGCGTGACGGTTGCCACGACGCCAAGGCTGCGGCACAGCGTAACGATGTCGCATTTGAGGTCGTGACTGGTTGTATAGTAGTTGAACCGGTTTTTCAGTCCTACATTGCCATCGGTATCGAACAATCCTTTGAGAAGGTCAAGGCGCTGCTGGCGGCTTCCGAAGAGATATTCTTCAGGAATATGCTTGTTGTAGGAATACGTGTTCAGCCCCACGTGTTTCAGATAAGCCCTGTATTCCTTGATGTGCGGCGTGTAGATGCAGCGTGTGCTGTTGCTTTGGTTGTAGTAGGTACGGATACCGTCCATCTTGCCGGAGACTTTTCGGATGATGTCATCCTCCGAGTTTGAAATGGTGATGCAGTTGGTGCCTTCGGTGAGCACGGACGGTGTAAGGCATCCGTCACCGAGCAGCACTCCGAGCACGTAGGGAGGAATGACGTACTCCTTTTCGGCGAACTCTGGAGCCGCGAGCGGTATCCAGTAGTCCTTGCCGTTCTTCATACCTTCGACAATCTCTTCTGTACGCAACACGCTGGAGTAGTCACTCGAGCCTTTTCCGTAGCGTTTGAGAGCCGACAGCTGTGCGTTGGTGCGCACCTTCCAAAGGTGGTCGATACCGCACTCGGCCGTGCGTCCGTCGTCGGTCCGGATTTCGTAGACGTCCTTCACACCCTGTGGAAACAGTTTGACGACATTGGCTGTCTTTCCGTCGGGAGTGCACACAATGTCGCCCACCTTTATGTCGCCCATGCGCTTCCATCCGTCAGGAGTGAGCACGTGCGCGGACAACGGCTGCTCCTTTCCCACGCCGACGCCCGAGCCGGCCACGAGGAAATCCACGTCGCTACTGATGAACCGCTCCTGAAAGCCCGGATTCGGCTTGTATATTTTTATGTTTCCTAACTCTTCTGCCATGATGTATTTTTGTTGTACAAAGGTAACTTTATATACCTTATTAATATAACCGCTTCAATCCTCATTTGAGCCACGGTGGCGGAATAGCGAGGTGTTGGGAATATGGAGGCTACAAATATAACATTAAATTTGCATAAACATTACATATATTTAAGAAGATTATGAAATTCAAACCGTCCGAAGCTCAGAAAAAAATTCTGAGCAACCTGACAAAAGGAGGAAAAACCTGCTACCTGTCAGAGAGAACCATGTCAGAGAATGTAGAACAACTCATTTCCCTGCTGGTTAACGATGAAACCGAACTTGATGCGTTCGTCGAACAGGCGATGCCGTTCTTTAAATCAATCAACGGAAACCTGCAAAACGACCAGTCGCAGTTTGTCACCAAGTGGAACGAGGACCATCCGTCGCCGAAGCCGGATGCCGACAACGTACCTCCCACTGACGACCCGAAAGAATCGGCGGCAGTGAAGGCAATCAAAGCCGAACTGGAAGCTATCAAGAAGGAACGAGAGGAAGAGAAGAAGGAGCGCGAGAAGTACCGTGCCGAAGCCGCCCAAAAAGAGAAAAAGAACGAGTTGATAGCAAAACTTAAAGAAAAGGGCGTGGACGACAAGGAATGGACCGATACGTTCCTCGCAGAGGTGACTATCGCCGAGGATGCCGACGTTGACGCGAAGGTGGATACCTACCTGAAGCTGTACAACAAGGGCAAGGCAGGCGGGAAACCCACTCCGACCCCCGGACCGACCGGTGGAGGTGGCGGTGAAGATTTTGACTCCCTCAAGGAAGCGGCCAAACTGGCCAAGGCCCAGCGAGAGAGTCAGGGACTCTAATAATACATTAATAAACTGATTCAAAATGGCAGAAGTAATTAAAGAGGCTGCTGGTGTATTCATGGGTCGAACCCTTATCCAGCAGTCAGGTTCAATCGGTGGAGCGAAGCATGTGTTCGTGCGCTTCGACGACGCATACGGCGATTTGCTTCCGTTCCCGTTCGGTGCTCAGGTCAAGAACCCCTTCAAGGGTGCTGCCCGGTTCTTCGCCGGCGACCTGATTGAAATGAGATACGACGACAAGGTGGAGAACCCGGAGATGTACATCCTCAAGACTTACGAGGTTGTGTCCGCCGAAGGCACCACCGTGAATATCGTCCGTGACGGATACCACCACATTCCTTTTGTGGGTGACATCCTGACTGTCGCTCCCGACACCATCGGTGGCAAGGGAGAGGCCCTGACAGTGATTGCTGTCGCCAAGGGCACTGCGGACAGCAAAAACGTATGGGCGCTGACTTTGGCAGCCGCTCCCTCTACCGCCCCCAATGCAGGTGACATCCTCGTCGAGGCAGACGCCGAAGGCAACATGGTTGTCAAGAACGTCAACGCTGTCGCTGACTGTGACTACGACTTCCTGTTCAATCCGGCTGCTGACCCCTCTGACGACGACGAGTTCGAGAAGGCCCGCTACTTCTTCACTCCCGCTGTAGGCGGTACGATGTACAAGTACAGAATGTCGCCCATCCCGGCATGTGTGGAGAAGCTGAACCTCGCCAACGTCAACGGTTGGTTCCGTGTGGACGCGAGAGTGAAGCCGGCAACCTTGCAGGTGGCCCAGTAACCTATTGTATAACTGACTAAATACATAAGGACATGAAATTTGATTTTACCAATTCAAAATACGTTCAGATGTTCGAGAACTCCGTCGAGGGCCGTACCATCATCCAGCAGATTTTGGCTGACCCCGACCTGATTCGCGCGAACTACGAACTGTGGAAGACTTTCTTCCCCGTAGACCCGACCATCGTGCCCACCGACAATGACGGTACCGCCGCTGTGAAGGTCGTAGCCAAGGAACCCGACCACGCCACCATCGCCGACATGCGAGCACCGCTGGGTATCGGCCGCGTGGGTGAAGAGGGCCAGTCGAGCTACTATCTCGCCACTTTCGCCGACATGATTTCAGTGTCATGGCAGGAACAGGCGAAGGAACGCGAGGCCAAGGAGCGTTTGGCTGCCGAATACGGCTCTGACGCGCCTCTGTTGATGGGTTACGCCACCAACATCTTGCAGCCCCGTATCGACGGTCTGAACATGGCGCTGACCAACCTCGCCATGCAGGCAATGTCTACCGGCAAGACCGCGTACAACTTCGGTAAGGGTATCAAGGCGAACATCTACCAAATCCCGACCATCGAGGGCAACCACGCGAAGGCCGGCGCGAAGATTTGGACCGACCCCGACTGTCTGTTGCTTGACCAGATTGTCGAGTTGGCGAGAAAGTATCAGGAAGACGTTTGGGGCCGTGAGTTCCAGTTGGAACTGGATATTACCTACGACCAGTTCAAGAACGTGTTCCTGAAGAACAAGCAGGTCATCGACACCATCAAGTTGAACTGGCTGGCTTCCAACGGTCAGCTCATCAATCAGGTGGATTCCGTGCCTGCCGCTCTGATTTCGGAGGATTCGTTTAACAAATATGTCAATGGCGTTTACCCCGACCTTCCCTATATCCGTGTCATCGCGGAGCATCAGAAGGACGGCGACAAGATTATCCACGGCTGGAAGGACGGCGTAGCTGTCCTGCGTCCTCGCGGTATCGCAGGCCACACCTACCGTTCGGACATCCTTGACAAGGTTCTGTCGGAGAAGTACGGAAACAGCACCATCACCAAGGTGTTCGGTTCCACTTTGGACGGTATCGCCACTGTCATCAACACCACCGGCGTGAACGGTAACTACAAGTATTGGGCGACTGACGTGGTCGGTTGCGCTGCCCCGATGCTGGAGAGCTACCTCTACCACGTGTTTATCGACACTGCTACCGCCGACGAATAAGGTGTTTCACATCTGTCTTAGATAGTAGTCATGGGAGTCGGATTCGTCCGGCTCCTTTTCTTTTGCCCTTATTCCTTAAAAGCCACGGTGGCGGATAAGTGATTCTTACATTTATGGTCAATCGTCACTTGATTGTTAATTTTGTGGTATGGAAGATGTTAAGTTTGACATAATAGACTATGCGGCCAACGCGCTCACCGGGTATTCGTTTACGGAGGCCCAAGTGAAGTACGTGGTTATGGGCCGTGGGCTGAGTGAGGTGACGGACATGTCGGAGCTGACACAGAAGGACAAGGACCTTCTCACCGCCGACTTGTTGAGAATCATCTACACCTCTCCCACGCAGTCGGCCAGTTCCACTGACCAGCACGGAGACTATTCACGTACCCGTGGCAGCCAGTATGTGTCCGACAAGAAGAACATCTACCAGTGGATGATGTCGTTGTACAAGAAATACGGCGAGGACCCCTTTGAAGAGGATTTGGAAGGGGGCGTCGCTTGGTTGGAGGATTAGCCATGCCTATCATTGAAGATGTGAAGTTGGTCGAGTATCCGTACCACGGAGCGTTCTACGATTACGTCGTAGACGAGAGCGAGAAGCTGAATGAGCAGACAGCGGAGGAAGTTCTTATAGACAAGGTTGACTGTGACATTCAGAAAACGTCGAAGCTCCACAACAACAATATGTTGGGCGCCAACTACAACGTGTATTTCCCGTTGAAGAAGAATCCGGACGCTACCGGAACGATAGACTATTACGAGGACATCAAGGTCCGTCGTGGAATGACCTTCAAAGGGATGTTCTACGGATACCTGTTGGTAGGAGAGGTGGAGATTGTCCGCCCGTCACAACTTGGCGGATGTTCGTGTGAAATTAAGGTGGTGTCCGAGCACAGTGACCGCGGAGATGATTCCGTAGGTTCTACGGATACGGACAGCGCCGATACAGATAACGCAGGTGATACCGATACCGGAGACAGTGACGGCGATGACGGCGACTTGGACGGCGACGGATCCCCTGATTAAACTTCAAGCCTATGCCTGAATCGAAGATGATGAAGAACCTCAGAGCGAGAATGACATCCGCTCTCGGGAAGGTGGGCAAGCAGCTCGCCGTCAAGGCTTGGAAGAACAACGAGCACAACGATACGATGAATATGTCGGATGCCATCGGATGGGCCGTGTATTACAATGGAAAACTGTCGCGAAACACCGACAGACAGTATGAGTACGGATGGGCTTGGCCGGATATGGACGCCACGGAAGAACACCGTGGATACAAGGACATTCCTGACGGATTCGGACACGACTGGTTCGAGCAATGGGCCACACAAAAGTATCACCCGAAAGAGAAAGGCTTCGTGCTCGTGGTGGTAGCCGCCACGTACTACGCCGCCATCAACGAGAGGGCCGGCAGGTTCAGCGTAGTCACCTACCTGTACAACGAGGCTGTGGAGCTGGTGAACAGCAGCAGTTTCTCTCTCGGGGCATCCGGAAAGAACAGGGTCAAGTTCACCGTGCTGGAAAACGAGAGCGGCACCATTGGATTGTAGAATTTAAAATGAATTGATATATGGCTTTGAAAGAGGCGAGAGTTTCGGAGATTGAGACGTACCTTCACAGTAAGTTGAAGGCGAGCGGCGTGAGCACGCATGTCTATGCGGCCATTCCCGCTGCGCTCGGTACCGACGTGGACGAGTTCGTCGTACTTGATGTGGCGAACAACGTTTACGACAAAGGGGCTTACGCTCATACTGCCGTGAACATCTACCTCTATGCGAAGCCGAACAAGTCGGGATTCAAGAACGTAGCGAAGCTTGAAAAGATGGAAGAGGCGTTCGAGACATTTTTGAAGGACTCCGACAGTGAGAGTTATTCGATTGTTCCCATCTATAGCAAGGCTGGGTATAACGCATCGTATAACTTTCACTACGTATTTGAGGCTATCAACTTGATTATTAAATAATTATTTAAAAACATTGAGTTATGAGTAAGATTTACACCAAAGCGAAGAAGATTTTGGTCGGTGTGTGGACCGGTGACGATTACGATACCGCACCTTCCAAGGTATCCGAGCTGAACGCTGTCATCGCTGACTCACTGAGTGTGACTCAGGACGACCCTGACACCACCGACATCGACTGTGAAACCTCCGACGACCCCATCTTTACGGTGGCTACCGCCGGCCAGTATCAGGTCGAATTGAACAACGCGAACATCGACGAGAGCTTCCTGACGGAAATCATGGGCTTCAAGAAGGACGGTACCTTCGTATCCGCTCCCGCCACTTACGAGAGCCGTTACATCGCCCTTCAGGTGGAGTTCGAGAGCAACAAGTTCCTCATCGTGCCGAAGATTCTCGTCGCTCCCAAGCTGGTGTTCGAGAGCCTGTCTACCAACATCGCTTACGGTACCCTGTCCGGTACGGCTACGTCGGCGAAGATTGGCACAATGACCGAGGCAACTCCGCTCGCACTGTCTTCTGCCGCCGTATTGACGCTGGAAGAAGGTACCAGTAGCGATGCGCAGGGTAGCTAATCCGGCTGCTAAGAACTTTTGAAATAGAGGCGGTGGGCTGTAAGGATGCCGCCGCCTCTTTTCGTTAATGACCTTTCACTTCAAAAAAAAAATATCCAAGACAAATGAAACAGAATCCGATTACCCAAGAAGAGAATACGGACGCCAAGGTCACGATAGAGGACCAGTTACGTTTAGCGGCCATAATGAACGATACGCCACGGGTGTTGAGACTCGGCGGGAAGGAGTTCAAGATTACCGCACTCAAACCGGGTGCCCAATGGCTGATAGCCGAAGAGAGCTGTAAGATAACGAAAGCCGGCGAGGACTTTACCGACCTTATCCGTCACTTTGCCGAGTCCGTAGGTTCCGTGATACGCTGTTTGGCTTTCGCCATCCTGAACGACAAGGACAAGATTAACGGCCCTGAGATGAACGAGATGTGTGAGTTCATCCGTTGGGAGACGAGGCCTTCGGAGTGGATACCCGCCCTTCTTGAGGTGATGCAGATGCTGTCATTGGATTTTTTTACAGTCGCTTCCTCTCAGATAGATTCGTTCCGAGAGATGACCACACAGAGGAAGCAGAGTCTTCAACGGCAACTGTCGAAGCAGTGACGGAGGTGGGTGCGATGTGCGACTTTTTGAAGAACTTTCCGTTCATGTCCCGTGAGGACTATATGTGGAAGTATTCGATACCGATGTTGCGCATCATGTCCTACGACGCCACGAGGGTCATTTATTTAACAAAGAATCAACAGAAAGAATACAAGGCATGGCTGATGAACCATCGTCCGGACAAGGCTTTCGAGAATCCCGAAAGTTTCCTGAACGACCTTGGCCTGCCCGTGTTCGGATAACCATTTAATACTTATTACAATGAGTAGTGAAGACAGCAATGAAGTCGTTGGCATAAAGATTAATATCGGCAGCGAGGTGTACACCGAAATCAAGAAGGTGTCCGGTTGGATTCGTGATATGCGGAAAGAGTCGGAAGCCGAACTGTCGCTGTTGGGTAACGCTTTCTACGAAAAGACAAAGCCCGGCATCGACGCGCTGAAGACAGAGATAGCCAACCTTCAGAACATCATCAATTCGTTGCAGGGAAAGTCTATCGACATCAAGGCTAATATCGACATGAACGGCGCGAACGACCCTACCGCTATGGTAGAGAAACTTGCGCAAGGTGCCATTGACGCTGCAAACAGTGTGAGCCAGCTTACGCAACAGATGGCTCAAATAAGCACGTCAGTAGAGAAAGCTTCCGGTCAGGTGAACAACCTCACCCAGTCCTTCGAGGCAGCTTCAAACGCGACCGCTCCGTCGAAGGGCGCACAGGCTTTCGCCAACGCCGTCATCGACACCAATCTAATCGAGCAGAACAAAAAGGTGTTCGAGAAGCAGGTTGACGACTTGTATCGTTTGGCCGACAAGCTCATCGTCAAGACAGGTGATATGCAGACCGCCTTTGTAAAGACAAAGTTCACTCCTGACGACTTGCGGACCGGCGCAATCAAGGATATTGCAGACTTGGAGAACAAGATAGCCTCGCTTGGTCAGACGATGAACGCAATCGGGCAGAAAGGGGATATGGAGACCGTGAACAAGTATCTTGCGGCCATCCAGCAGTTGCGTAACGAGCTTGCCAACATGAAGAACACTGAGGCTGAGAACACGTTCGCCCGCATCAGTGAGGCAATGGAGCAGGTCAAGAAGTATTCAGCAGAGTTGAAGTTCGGCAATCAGACAAATGAATCCCTGCAGAAGACGAGCCAAGACCTCGAGCAACTGCATCAGTGGTTACAGGAGGTTGAACGCGAGTTCAAACGTTATCAGGCGCTCAGTGAGCAAGCAACCAATTCCGCGGATAAGACAAACTTCTCCAATCAGGCAAAACGCTATCAGATGGAGGCCGAGCAGCTTAACGATTACATCAAGAAACTGGAGCGTACCGCTGTCGAGACCGAAAAATACGAAAAGAAGGAGCAGGAGACGCTTGACAGACAGACCTCCCGCTATCTTGCCGCACAGCAAAAAATGTACGACAAGTCAGCCGAACTCGCCGCGAGGGAGATTCAGGACAAGCAACGAGTCCATGACGCACAGCAGAAGAACATCGAACAGGCATACAACCGGGCAGAGCAGGAAGCGTTACAGGAACAGAACAGATTGCTTAACGAACGTCTGAAGCTGTCGAAGCAGGTGAACAACTTGGATATTCTTTCCCAAAAGAACACCGTGCTCGGGAAATCGCCGCTGACCACAGACCAAAATGAACTGAAAGAAAACCTTCTGTCGAGAATCAAGGATATAGACCAGCAGCTCGCTTCGCTTAGTACTCGCTACGTTTCGTTGTCAGAGGACAACCAAAAAGCCTTCGATACGCGCAATATGCAGGCTTACCTCGCTTGGCAGAAGCAGTTGGTGGATTATACTGACAAACTGTCGAAAGAACTTGTGAAAGCGCAGGAACTCGTTAACGCGCAGAGCAAGTCCACCTTGCAACCTACCAGCGAGGAACTTTCCGCACAGCGCCAGATTACCGCGCTCTACGCGGAGAAGCTTCGTTATGAGAAGGAGCTGAAAAACGTGCAGGTGGATACGAAGGCTCAGGGCCATGCTACGGAAGCGCAGAAGGAGTATATCCAATACCTCGTTCAGCAAGTACGCGAAATTCAGTCGCATATCAATGAGGTATCGAGAGGGTACAGCTCTATTGCCCAGTCGGCACGTGAGGCATACCAGTCAGACCGTGCCGATATTATGGCAAAGAAGAACTACGACCTTGCTGACGCCGTCCAAAAAGTCGCGGCTGCGGAAGCTAAGAAATCCGAGAATCAGGATGTATCACGTTATAAGAAGTTGTATAACGAACAGGAGAAAATCAATATGCTTCTGAAGGAATATAACGACCTGATAGCGAAAGGCGGCACGCCTACATCCGCACAGACATCCGCTTACAACGTTTTGAACGCCACATACTCGGCCAACCAGTCCGAAATGGCCGAACTTGAGCGTAAGAATATCAACGAGATTACCGACTACCGCATACAGAAGGAAATGGAAGCCAACCAGCGCACACTGGACGACTTTGCGTCAGCGGAGGCACAGCGTGCCGTACAGGCACGTAAAGCCGTCGACGAGCGCTATCAATACCAGCAGCAGCGCTACCAGCAGTATCTCCAGTCCTATACAGGTGCAATGAAGGAGGCGGAAGCGATTCTTAACGGCAACAATAAGAGCGGCAGGTTCACGAATACATACGAGAACCGCGCTCGGGCCATTAAGGACTGCGAGGCAGCACTGTCAAAGCTTGTCGATACGGAAGGGGCAAACAAACGACAGGCCGACAACCTGCGCGAGGTTATCCAACGTCTTACGAAGGCGCAGAACGATTACAATGCAGCCCTAAAAGGGAAAACGGAGGCATCCTTCAATTCCGCACAACTTGCCGTGAGCAATGCAAAAACTTCCGGTAATCTGCGCGACCTTACGACAGCTTACAAAGAGTTGAAGGCCGCTATGGCAAATACGAAATTCGGTTCTAATGAGTGGAACCGCATGAACTCGCAGCTCAGCCAAACGAAGGAGCGCATCGACCAAATCAAGAAGGCGATGGGCGAGATGAACAACCAACAGAACAAAGCTGCGTCGCTCGCCGAACAGATGCACAATAAGTTCGCCGCGGCGTTCTCCGTGGCAGGCATTGTGGGCTTTGCCAAGAAGATGGTTGACATCCGTGCACAGTTCGAGTTGCAGCGTATCGCATTGGGCGCTATCTTGCAGGATGTGGATAAGGCAAACGACGTATTCAAGGACATTCAGAACATGGCGCTTGAATCTCCGTTCTCTATCATGCAGTTGGAACGTGCCACAAAGCAGGTGGCTGCGTTCGGAGTCGCTGCTGAGAAGCTGAAGCCTTCGGTAAAGATGCTGGCCGACATCTCCGCCGGACTTGGCGTCGATATTGACCGACTTATTTTGGTGTACGGACACATCAAGGCAAACAACGCTTTGCAACAGTTACACGTGCGCCAGTTCACCAATGCCGGATTCAACATCGCACAGAACCTTGCGGATTATTACACCGAGTTGGAAGGAAAGATGGTAAGCGTGGCTGACGTGACAGACCGCATCCATAAGAAGATGGTTACGTTCAAGGATGTGGAAGCGGTGCTTACGCGAGTCACCAGCGCAGGAGGAATGTTCTATGATATGCAGAAGAAGCAGGCGGATTCCCTTTGGGGTCAGATGCAGCGTATCAAGGACCAGTACGATTTGATGATGAACGAAATCGGTCAGAAAGGCCAGGGGGCCATTTCCGGTGTCCTCACTCTTATACGCTCACTAATCAAGTCATGGCGACAGCTTGCGAATGTGATACAGGCTGCTGCGGCCGCGTTCGTGGGATGGGCCGCTTACAAGTATGTGCTGCTTACCATATACAACTTGGGCACAAAGTGCATTACGGCATTTCAAGGAATACGCTTGCAGTTGTCATTGGCGAAAATGGAGCTTAGGAGCGGAGCCACCGCGGCGCAACTTTTTGGCGCATCTGTAAAGAAAGCGCTCGCAAGCACCGGCGTTGGTCTTGCCATCGTCGCGTTAGGTTCGCTTGTAACATATCTTTTGATGGCCGACGATGCCGCGGAACAACTCGCTGATGAAATGAAGAGCATCGGTGATACCCAAAAAGGGCACCTCGACGAGAATATAGCGAACTATAAAACGCTTGCCGATGTAGTGTCAGACACCACGAAGCCGTATTCAGACCGTCAGGAAGCGTTGACCGAGTTGAAGCGCGTGTACAGCCAAATCCTCCCTACGTATATGTTGGAAGAGGATTATATCAAGAAGAGTGCCGGTGCTTATACAGAAGCGACTGATGCCATCACAAAGTATTACGCCGCTCAGGAATACGACAAGAAGATGACAGCAATCGAACAGTCAAAGGCTTACACCGACGCTCTTGAGAAGATGAAGGACATTGGGAAGAGCATGATGGGAGAGAACGTGTTCGACGAGTATGTTACAAAGGATGCGGTTAACAAGTGGACCGAGACAATCACAAAAGAACTTGCATCCGGAAAACTGGAGAATACCGCCGAAAAAATCGGACAACGCTTCTCTGACGCTTTCGCCGGCCATATCGACACAAAGAAGCTCAATTCTTGGGTGAACGGGTTCTTTGTAGGCAAGGACTTCAGGGATGTGACGAAGGACATTGACAAGATTATCGAGGCCGAGGGCAACCTTACGCTTGCCACGACAGGAGGCGTAAGTGTACAGGATGACTTCAATAAGATGTTGGCATCCGCTCCGTTGGACCAGTTATCCAATAAGGTACAGAACTACGAGCAGAAGATAGCCGATTTGGAAGCCGCTGTAAAACGGTACAACGCGCAGGCTGAATACGCCACCGATATGACGAAGGAAGTCCTTTATCGGCAAAAAGCCGACGAAGCACAGAAGAGCATTGAATCGCTTAAGAAGCAGATGAATGAGATTGCAACCGCTATGACCGAACGTGTGGCTGACGCCATTAAGGATGACTTCGACGCTGCGTATGCGCCGATGGAGAAAACCATCAGAGCCTATGCGGACATGAAGTTCAAGCGTGAGGCCCTTTCCCGCGTCAAGCTTCCTACCGAAGAGGATGCCGAGCAGATGAAGAACTTGGATAAGGAACTTTCCAAAGCTTCAGAGAGCATCAAACGGATGGCTTCCGATATGGGCATCAAGTTGAATCCCGAGTTACTTGACACTGCGGCAAATGCGTTCAAGCTGGAAAAGAATATTTCCGAATTGAAGAAGGATGCTTTCGCATCATTCTCCAAGCTTGCCGTGCAGAATCTTGGCAATACGACGAACAAGATTATTCAGGTACTCGGCAAAGTAAACTGGCTGAAGAAAGCCATCAACGGAATTGCGCAGACTCTATTCAAAACGAATGTGTTCTCTGACGTGGACGATGCGGCTATCACAGCGGCAAACGAAGTCGAACAGAGAGCCATTCAGGAAAAAAATGACGCTCTTGAGCGAGAGTCGCAGGTATATGAGAACGCAGCAAAGAAGTTTAAGGTAAACTTGGATGAGTTATCCAAATACCGCAAGAACGACGGAGAGGCTAACTCTACCTATGCGAAACGCCTGAAAGCTTCCGCTGACGAAGCCGAGAAGACGCAGAAGCACTATCAGTCACTGACGGACGAGCAGAAGAAGTCATACCTCGACGAGCATAAGATCACCGAGCAAAAAGTAAACGACACCGCTCAAATGGCCGAGGCGTTGAAGTATATCGCGCAGGTATATGACGAGACCGGTGCTAATGACGCCAAAGAAAAGTCTGGAGGTAAAGACCCCGTTCTTGAAATGTGGAAAAACCGTGTGAAGTATATCGAGGACTTCTTCAAACAGTATAAGGAGAGCCTTAAAAACTTCTCCACCGAGGCTACTAACGAGCGTATTACGGAAGCGTTTAGCAAACTGTTCTCTGACGCCGGACTTGACAAGGTTAGCGGACTTAGCATTACAGACCTGATTGCCGGCGATGTTGACGATAAAGGACTTGTTGCCGCCTTCCAGCGTCTGAAGTCTTTGCTGCCTGCGCAGTACAACGACCTGATGAACGAGGTTCAGAAGAAAATCTCCGATACCTCAATGTCGATTGACGTGGAAGTCCAGACTATGGGTATGGAGGACTTCAAGAAGGAACTTGACGAACTCTTCGCCAACTACAATCTGACGAAGGAGTTGCAGGGCATGGGCTTGAATATTGACATGGCGTACATGGTAGGTGGCACTCCTGTCACACTTGAAGACGTCAAGAAGAAGCTGAATACGTTTTATCGAGAAATCCTCGTCAATCAGAAGAAGTTCGGCTCGGAAGGCGAGAAGGTGTATAAGGAGTACGACAAGAGAATTACCGATTCGGAGAATAAGGAGTTACAGGAGAGGCTTAAAAACTACAACAAGTATCTCGCCACCACGTACTCGGATATTGCAAAGGAGAAGCTGGATGCTTATAAGGCAATCACCGAGTTCCAGTCGATGATGAAGAAGGCTATATCAGAAGCGCAGGGCAAGCTTATCAGCTCTGATACGACCGACGAAGAGAAGAAGGCTCTCCAACAGAAAATCGGCGAGTGGCAGCACCAGCTTGTAGCCGGTACAGAAGGCATGAAGAAAGAACTCGAGTCGAAGCTCGCAGAACTTGATTTCAAGGCCCTGATGGGGACGTCCACGTTCTCTGAGATATTCCAAGACCTTACGAACGTATCCAACAAGGCGCTGGATTCCATGATTGATAAAATCTCGGAGATTCAGCAGCACGCTGAGAACCTGAACTTCTCGCAGATTCGGCAACTGGCACAGTATAAGGAAAAGTTAGTGGAGGCTAAGTTTGACAACGGAAATGTCAAAGCTTACGTAGAGGCCTTCAAAGAGGCTGCGAAGTACAGGAAAGAGTTCGGTTCGGCTGACGAGATTCAGCAGAAGCTTATCGGAAGTGAGAGCGACCTTCGTGAAAACGAGAAATATCTTGCAGACCTCGAAGTTATCCGAAATATTGACGCCGACATTTACGACATCAATGAGAACTCTGCCGGCCTCAGCGAGGAACAACTTCAGTACCTTGATATGGGGAACGACGTTATCCGCGAGGAATACGACGCCACAAAACAGCAGAATGTCGCTCTTAAACAGAAGGTGAACAACCTCGTTGATGCCAATGACGCACAGATTCAGGCGCAGAAAGCCGCGCAGAAACTTACAGCTCAGCTGCAAGCAATCGGCCAGATAGGCAATCAGGTAATCGGAGGTGTGAGCGATGCCATGAAGGCTGTGAAGGGTGAGCTTAACGAGACTGATGAGGCTTGGATTCAGTTCGCCGAGAACTTAGTGAACGGTGCTGTACAGCTGGGTATCGTACTTGTGGCACTTAGTCAAAAGATTAACTCCACGCTCGGCATCATCGGTATCATCGCTACGGCTTTGACCGCTGTGGTAGGGTTGTTCTCCGCTCTGTTGCAGGCTGGCGACAAGGCTAAGGAACGTCAGATTGAGCGTTTGAAAGACAAGGTGGAAGACCTTGAACGGGCCTACGAGAAGTTGGAGAAGGCCATTGACAGCGCGTACCGGATTGATGACCTGACCAGCGGCACCAAACAGGCGAAGTCGAACATCGAGTCGCAGATTTCCTATTACAAGCAGATGATTGCACTGGAAGAGGACAAGAAGAGCACCGACCACGACAAGCTGAGAGAGTACCAGCAGGCCATCGAGGATTTGGACGAGCAGTTGAAGGAATTGCTGGAGGACGAACTCGAGGCCCTTGGCGGATTCGGCTCAGCATCCAATATGCAGTCAGCTGCCGAAGAGTTTATGAGTGCGTGGCTGGATGCCT